CTTGTCATAATAGTGAAAAGCTATACCATGGAGAGTGTCTACATGGGTTCCACTGTTCTCGTTACAGCTCAGATCTTGAGAACCGGCTATGTGTGGGGGAAATATTGGTGGACTAGGAAGTCATCGGCAGCCAGGTACATTGAGTTAGCACAGGAGCATTGCCTCTTAGAGGAAAAGGTTGATGCTACCTGTGACAACTTAATGATCGAGGATTGTCTTGAAAATGTGGACGTTGCTGTGGTTAGTCACCCCCGTAAGAGGGTCAAGCACCATGGTTTATTCCGCAACTTTCTAGTGGTTTCAGGGAGGGCAAAGTTCGGATGTCCAGTCCGGTCAGGTGCTAATTTATTGGTGGTACGCAAGTTCTTATATGATGTCTGCATCGAACACGGTGTCATGGCTCGCCACATTGCGCAAAATCTTGATTTTGCAGTAGAACTTGTTTTTGTGCCTACCAGCGCCGACCTGCTGGCCCGAGCTGTCCGACATACCACGCTGGCTAAAAGGAGGAATAAGACTAGGGATGAGTTAGGGGGGCTTCCAACCCTCCCCTAGTGGTGCCCACAGTTAGGACATGGAGTAGACACTATCCCAGGTGTCTACCCCGGTATAGATGTCCTTAAGACTGGGGTACCCAAGGCCAGGAAAGTTATGAGCATGAGTGAGGTGATCACTGGCCATCATGTTACCACTCATAATAACACCATCGCCAACCTTACTCGCGGGGTTGGTGAACGCGTGTTGTATACAAATAGTCATCTAGTGCGCCCTATTAGGCCAAAAGAGATGATATTTGAGAATAAGTTGGCATCTTACCGCAAGTTTATTGCTCGTGGTTGTGGCTGGCAATCCCCTGTATCCAGACAAGCTTTTGTCGGATATTACACGGGACCGCGCCAAGCTATGTACCAGCGTGTGGTAAACGGGCTGGAGTTATCTCCAGTCCGACCCAGGGATGCTCGACTGAAGACTTTTGTTAAGGCTGAGAAGATTAATTTGACCCTCAAACAAGACCCTGTTCCGCGTGTTATACAACCTCGTAACCCGCGTTACAACGTCGAAGTTGGGCGGTATCTTAGGCCGATTGAGAAGTTGATATATAAGCAGATTGATGAGTTGTTTAAAGGTCCTACCGTTATGAGCGAATACAATGCTTACCGCCAGGCTGAGGTGTTGAATGATAAATGGAATGCATTCACCACCCCAGCTTGCGTGGGCCTCGATGCCAGTAGATTTGACCAGCATGTTTCTGTTGACGCTTTAAAGTTTGAACATAAGCTCTACGATATGATTTATCATAGTAAAGAGCTTAAGTCACTTTTGAAACTTCAACTGAAGAATGTTGGTATAGCTGTGGCTTCAGATGGGATTCTGAAGTACACTACGCATGGGTCACGTATGTCGGGTGACATGAACACATCGTTAGGAAATAAAATACTAATGTGTCTCATGGCTAAGTCCTACATTGACCAGCTTGGTGTCGAGGTTAAATTCGTTAATAATGGTGATGATTGTCTCTTGTTTCTTGAAAAACGCAATCTGCCACATTTGTCGGGATTGAAGTCTTACTTTGCGGAGTTTGGCTTTAATATCGTTACTGAGAGGCCGGTGTTTAACTTCGAGCAGGTTGTGTTTTGTCAAACGCAACCCATCAGAGTTAACGGGATTTGGCGTATGGTTAGGCAGGTTAAGACGTGTTTGTCTAAAGACCTAACCAACGTTGACCTTGGACATCGGGTGGATGAGTACCGTGGATGGTTAAAAGATGTAGCAGCGTGTGGTTTGACGGTAGCTAAGGACGTTCCTGTCCTTGGTGCCTTCTACCGTATGTTGCAACGCTTTGGTACTGATTCTGCTTACACTTCACGTAGCGATGATGAGTATCGTTGGTATAGGTTGGCATCTAAAAATGCCAGGTGTACCCATGACTCGACCGATGATGAGGGCAGGCTGTCTTTTTGGGTAGCAACGGGCTTGAGTCCAGACGAGCAGGTGTTACTAGAAGATTATTTCGACACTGCTGTTTGGGGACAGAATAAGCGCCAACTTATCACTACTATCACTTCTCTTTTCAATGACTAAATCCAAAAGTCGTAATACCACTCAGAAGCGGAACCCGCTTCATCGTAAACCCTCTGTTCCTAGGGGTCCAAAGGTTAACTTTGACGGTACCATATTACATGGCCAAAATTATACCGCAACGCTGACGAGCTTACTCAATGTTTCATCTATCTTGGTGCCAATTGAGTGCTCTAATTTTACCGGAGGTATCGCTCCACAGCTTATACGAGCTGTGTCGGCGGAACTCTCCGGTATAACAACGTTTTATAACGAGTATAAATATAATAAGGTCGTTATGAAGTGGCTACCTCAGATCTCTCCCGGCCTTGCCGGTGCAGGATCTCGTATAACTGCAGCCTATTTTGATAATGCTGAATCAATATCCAATTTGATGGGCAGTAATTCCACCACACTCATTCCTATCATTAAAAGTAGTAGGAATGCAGTTAGTTGGAATGCATGGGAGCAGTTTACATATAGTGTGCCACTTACCATGCGACGGAAAACTTTTGACGTCAACACCAACTCAACCTATGCTGTGGATAGCGTCGATCGCTCCACGCAAGGCTTGGTTGTTGCTATTGTCGAGAGTATTAATGCCACTGAGAATTTGGGCCAGTTTAAGTTAACATATGATCTCTGGTTGCGGGGGTTAACGACAGTATCGTTAACATGAGTGGACTGGGTAAAGGCTCTTGTATTATGAAACAAATCTATTAATGGCGTGACAGTAAACAGGCACAAACCTAACCTTGGCG